CCCCCCCCCCACGACCCGGAGCCCACGCGATGCGCCGATTGCTGGAGATACACCCGGACGGGATGCAGGAGTGGTTCCACTGGAGCGAGGCGGATCGCTCCTTTGCGATTGAGTATGTGGAGCCCGATCTGGACGCGCTGTTGACACGCGCGCGCGAGGAAAGCGCCGACACCGGCGGGTGGAGCAAGTCGCGCGAGCTTCGCCACGTCATGACCGTGCCTGTCACCGTGCATTACGAAATGATCCGCCGCTATGGCGCCGATCCGTTCAAGCGCGGCAACGAGGATCTTAAGCGCCGCGTGCTGCGTGATCCCGAGTGGCGATACCTCACCATTGGGCGGATCATCTGATGCTCAACACGGTGGGCGGCCTCAAAACGGCGATTGACGACTTTCTGTCGCGCCAGGGCGATTTTACCGCCGCGTACAAAACCGAATATTTTCTGACGCTCGCGCACGCGCGCATCCTGTACGGCAGCGATCACCCGCAATTCCCGTCAGAGCCCGTGCGCATCCGCTGCATGGAGACAAGCGCGGACATTATCACCGACGCGCAGGCGAAGCCCTTGCCCGCGGGCTACATGGGCATGCGCCGCGTCTATCTGGACCTGTCGCCGGTTGGGCCGCTCAACTACCTGCCGCCCATGGACTTTTGGGCCAAGTACGTCAGCAGCACCAATCAGCAGCCCAGCGCTTACACCATCGAAGGCGACAACATCGTTTTTGGTCCGATCCCGGACAGCGCCTACACGGCCAAATGTTTGTACTGGAAAGCTCCGGCGCTGCCGGCCGCCGACACGGATACCAACTGGATCATGAGCAACGTCCCAGGTGCGTACCTCTATGGCGCGCTCCTGGAGGCGTGTCTGGTGATGCAGGACGATGAGCAAGCGGCCAAGTATGGGCCGCTTTTCGCGGGCGCAATCGGCGGCCTGATCCGCAGCGACAAGCGCGACCGATTCAGCGGCGCACCCTTGGTCATGCGCAATGACTCGGGGAATCCCTAGATGCCGCTCCAGCGCCGCCTTGTCACATTCCCGGAATGGACTCCTGACCGTCCCCGGTACAACCGTGGACTCGGCAAGGCGCAGAATGTCTATCCGCGCACCACGGACGGCAACGGCTCCGTCAGCTACGGGCCATGGTCGGCTCCGGTGCCTTTCAGCGCCGCGTTGCCATCGCGCTGCGTGGGCGCGTTCGCCGCGCGCAGCCTCGCGGGCAATGTCAGCATCTTCGCCGCGACGCAAACCAAGCTCTACAAGCTCACCAGCGCCGGAGCGTGGACGGACGTAAGCGGCGGCACCACGTTTTCCACCCCGATTGATGGCAACGTGGAGTTTTGCCAATTCGGTGAAAAGGTCATCTGCACCAACCTCGCGGATCCGGTGCAGGCGTGGACGCTGGACGTATCGGTGGCGTTCGCGGCGCTCGCGGGCTCACCGCCGAAGGCCAAGCACGTGTGTGTGCGCGAGCCCGGCTTTGTCGTGCTGGGCCACCTGGACGTGGGCGGGACCATCTATCCCAACGGCGAGCAATGGTCCGGCTACAACAATGAAACGTCATGGCCCACGCCCGGCACGGGTGCCGCGGCCCAGGTGCAGAGTGACCGCAACATCCTGCCGTTTGGCGGTTGGGTGCAGCGGCTGATTGGCCCGTGCGGCGGTGCCAGCGGCGCCACATTCACCGACACCGCGATATTCCGCGTGGAGTATGCGCAGCCGCCGCTTGTCTTTCGCTATGTGGGCACGGTGCAGAACCGCGGCTGCATGGCGCCGTTTTCGGTCATGCCGGTGGCGGTGAGCAACAGCCAGACCGTGGCGCTTTTCATCGCAGAAGATGGCATTTACGCGTTTGACGGCACCACCGCAGCACCTATCGGCCAGAACAAGGTGGACCTGTACATCCGCACCCTGTTCAGCCGGAACTATCAGAGCCGTATCTGCGCGATGCTGGATCCGGAGCACAAGCTGGTGCTGTGGATGCTGCCCACGCAGGCCGGCAACAGCAGCGTAATCCTGGCGTTCGCGTGGGCCATCGGCGCTTTCAGCGAGCTTGACCCGGCCGCGATGGTGACGGCGCCCGGCGAGTTTGCCGCACCCACCTTGATGGCCCAAGGCTACACCGCCGATGGCCTCGCTGTGCTCAACACGCCCACCGATCTACTGCAATTCCCGATGGACAGCCGGACTTATACGGGTGGAACGCCGCTGATCGGCTATTTTGACAGTAATCACGTGCTGAATTACTTCACCGGCCCGACGCTTCCTCCGCAGATCGATACCGGCCAGATCGATGGCAGCACCATCGGTGCTCCCGGCCGCCGGATCTTCTGCGGTGGCGTGCGTCCGATCACGGACGTGGCGAATCCCAGCGATCTGACCGCGCAAATCCTGTTCACGAACATTCCCAACGCCGTGGGCAACGCCACCTCGCCCACGATTCCGGCCGCCGATGGCGTGTGCCCGCAGCGCATCTCCGCGCGCTTTCAGTACGCGCGCGTCATGGCCGCCGCCGGTGCGCAATGGACCAACTTTCAAGGCGTGGAGGTGCGCGTGCGCCCCGAGGGATACGCATGATCGACATTTTCGACGTTCCCGGCCCGAACATCGCTGCGGCCATGGACCTGTACAAGCACCAGTTTGGCAGGGATCCCAAGCGCGACGGCTGGGCGAAATTCCGCGGCGAGATGTACCGCCTTGCCAACCGCTTTCCGCGTGAGGACGTGACGCCGGAGGAGGCCGCGCACGTCTGGCTGGAGGCGCTGGGCAAGGACGTGCCTGACCCCACCTGTGGGCGCGGCGGATCCCAGAGCGGCAAGCCTGGAGGCATGCCGTGACCAATCCAGAGGTTGCACCTCCTCCGCGCGACGCGACCGGCGACACGTTCCCGGCGGTGCGCGAGGCGCTGCGCCGCTGGTACAACGCGGTCATAGACCTGTGGGCGCGCGAGCCCACGTTCCTGGGCACGTTCGCGGCCGGTGTTGCGTCAACCACGTTCGTGGACGCGCGCATTGCCATCACCAGCGCGCTGCTGCCGCAGCCGTGCACCGCGAACGCGGCCGCCGCCATGAACACGTGGTGGATCGATGAAACCACGCGCGTGCGCGGGCAAGTCACGGTCAACCACGCGAACAACGCGCAGGTGGACCGCACCTTCCGCTGGAAAATCGCGGGGGTATAGCCGTGGCCGTTCTCCTCAATCCCAACTCAGGGCTGCCGGGCGCGCCGCGCGTGCTCAACTGGTGGGCCGGGCCGCAATTCAACATCTCGGACCTGTTGGCCACGCTGCCGCCACCGATGCCGCCGGCACCGACCACGCCAGCATCCACGCCGCAGGATCAGGCGGCACAGGACAACGCGCTGAGCCTGGGCGGCCGCGTGGACGATACGGCAGCGGGCGGCGGCAGCACCGGCACGCCCACCGGTGGCGTTGCGCCATCGGCAGCGAGCGGCGGCACGCTCAACACCGCGCCGGCAAATTTCAGCAGCAACTTTGGTCCGATTGCCGGGACCATCGGCAGCATTGCGGGCATGGCCGCAGGCGTCCCCGGCCTTGGCACCGGGCTTGGCCTCGCGGGCTCCATGCTGGATCTGTCGCGCTACAGCGATAACCTGCGCTCGCACGGCATCGCGATTGATCCGAACTATGCAAGCGCTGCGCTCGCGTCCGTCACCGGGCTGCCGTTTGGCCTGGGCAGCCTGTTTGGCACCAGCGCACGCCAGCAAGCGGAGAACGCGCGGCGCGATGCGCTCGCGAACGGGATTTTCGGCACCGATCCGTTTGGCATCGGCGCGTCATCGTCCTGGAATGCCGATCTGGCCAACGCCGCGACACCGGCGCAAGGGCTGATCAGCGGCGATTTGCCCTACGGTGCCCCGGTCACCGGCACCGCCGCGCAGTATCCCGCGGGCTTTCTGGACTGGAGCAGCGGACTGGCCAGCCAGGACACGCAAGGGCAAGCCGACAAGGCCGCGGCGCAGGCGGCGGGCGATTACGGCAGCATCGGCGGCAAGGACGCGAGCTACGGCGGCCTGGGCCAGGGCTACGACAGCGGCGGCAACTATGGCGGATCGATGGATAAGGGCGGCGGCGACCGCAACGATCCGGGCGCGCTCTACTCGCGCGGCGGCGTGGTGCGCGGCCCTGGCCTCATTCCCGGTTTCAACCCGCCTGGACCCGACAACACCACCGGCGCGCTGCTGACCGGCGAAGGCGTACTGACGCGCGGCGCCATGCAGCGCTATCCGGGCCTCCTGAGCGCGGCCAACGCCGGCAAGCTGGACCCGGCCAAGGTCAAGGGCTTGCTCACGGCGGGGGCACGGCGATGACCGCGCCGCGCATCCTCAAGGTGGACGAAATTGCCAGCCGCTGGGCGGAGATTCTGCCGCTCCTCGCGAGCATCAACCGGCCAAAGCGGTACTGGTGCGTCACGCCCGGCGAAGCATTCGAGCATTTCTACCGCGGTCATTGGACGCTGTGGGTGGAGGGTGATCCGGTGACGGCGCTGTGCGCCGCGGGCGTGCTCAAGGAGCGCGACGGATCGCTGAGCCTCACCCTGGAGCTTGTCGCCGGCAAGGCGGACTGGCCCGCGGCGCTGGAGCCAATCGAAGCGTGGGGCAGGGAGCGCGGCTGCGTGCGCACCGTCATGCCGCGCGCGCGCGCTGGCTGGCTCAGCCGCTCCTACGCCTTCCGCAAGCGATTCCGCGTCAAAGCCTATTACGCTGAGGCACCCCTATGAGCAGCGGCGGCGACAGCAGCCCGAACTATCAGGTTGCCAAGACCGACACGGCACCGTGGGCCGGTCAGCAGCCGTACCTTTCAACCGGCTTCAACATGGCGCAGAGCCTGCTCACCAGCGGGCAGCCCGCGTTCTATCCGGGCGCGACCTATGTGCCGATGAGCGGCGACACCTCCACGGCGCTGGCGCAAGGCGAAAACGCCAACAGCACCATGTGGAACAACATCGCGGGCAATGGGTCCATCTACAACCTGTTGCCGCAGGCGCTGAGTCAGACCAGCAAGACGCTGGGCGGTGACTATCTCAACATGAGCAATCCCGCGTTCGCCGGGATGCTCCAGAACACGATGCAACAGGCGCAACCGGCCATCGATGCCGCGTTCGCCGGTGGTGGTCGCGGCATCTCGGGCGCGCGCGACGCGGCGATTGCGGACGCCTGGGCGAGCAACGCGCAGAACCTGGGCTATCAGAATTACGCGACGGAGCGGCAAAACCAGATCGCGGCCGCCGGTGCGGCACCGGGCATGGTCAACGCTGGCCTGAATCCGTTGCAGCAGTTGGGCCAGATCGGTGCGACGCAGGAAGGCTATGCGGGTCAGCAGCTACAAGACACGCTCGCGCGCTGGGACGCCGGCCAGAACCTGGGATGGAACAATCTGGGCCGCTACATGGCCGCGGTGGGCGGCGGCAGCTACGGCGGCCAGTCCACGCAGATGGTCCCGACCACCAGCAACCCATGGATGACCGCGGCGGGCTTGGGCACGGCCGGCGCCGGCATCCTGGGCACGCTATTTGGCCGCAACGGCGTGTGGCCCGGAGGCTCATGACATGGGCGGCGGCCTAGGTTTTCTCGGCAGCCTCTATCCCGGACTTTTCGGGGCGGATCCCAACACGCCCGCGGTGCCGGCGGGCATGATCGATCCCGCGGGGATCCGGCAACAGGGGCTGTTCTCCGCGCTGACCGCGCTGGGAACCGGCCTGATCGCGGCCGGTGAGCGGCGCAACGCGATGCAGCCCAGCTTGCTGCCGCAGGCGCTCGCGAGCTTCGGGCCGGGCTATCAGCAAGGCGTGCAGACCGCGACGCAGAACGCGACGATTGCGCAGCAGGCGCAGCAGCAGCAAGCCTATGACCGCATGGTGGCGATGTTGCCGCAGGGTCAGCAGGACGTTTATCGCGCCATGGGCTACCAGCAAGGCGCGCCGATCATCGGGCAAGCCTTGCTGCGCCAGGGCCACTTTGCGGACAGCGCGGAGCACGCACGCCTTGGGCTGCCGGACGGAACGGTGTGGATCGATGCTACCGGCGAGCGCCACATTCTCCAGACGCCGGGCGTGCAGGGACTCACCGCATACTTTGAAGGGCTCGCGCGTCCCACCATCGGCCAGCCGGGTGGCGTCACCTATCCGCCGTATTACTTTGCGCCCGGTGGCGCTCCTGGCGCGCCCGGCGCTGGCGGTGCTGCACCCGCGGCGCCGGCAGGCGGCGGCGCTCCGGCTGCACCAGCGGCCGGCGGTGGCGCTGCGCCGTCAACCGCGGCGCAGCCGCAAGGAACGCTTCCGATCCGGACCAACAATTGGCTGGCGTGGTCGCCGGGCGGGCAGGTGGCATCGTTCGCGACGCCGGAGGCTGGCGTGGCGCGCGCGTCGCAACAGATCGATCAGCTTTTCCCCAACGGCAACCCGACGCCGCAGCAGCTTGCCCGCACGTGGTCACAGGGTCCGAACTATGACCCGATGCGCGCGAGCGCCGACATTCGCCAGCGCGTGGACAACTACACCACGCGTATCGCGCAAGCCGGTGGCGTGGCCGCGGATCAGCCGTTGAACATGCGCGATCCGGACACGCGCCAACGTGTCATGAGCGCCATGGCCGGCGTTGAGACGGGCGGCGTGCCGCAAGGCGGCGATCAGGTTATCGCGCGCGGGATCCAGATGGCGCAGCAGCCCGGCGCCACGTTCGCGCCGGTGCCGCGCGGCCAACAGGCGCAGGCGCCGCAGACCGCGCAAGCCGGCGGCGGCAGCCCGGTGCCGGTGGCCGATCCCACCGCACCCGTGGGCACGCGTCAGGCCAACACCTCCCAGGTGATCCAGCGAGGCCCCGGCGGTGAGGCGTGGGCACCGGCGCAGACCACGCCGGACGCGGCCATGGAGGCTTACCGGCGCGGCCTGGGGGAGCGGCTGGTGGCCATCCATGGCGCCGCCGACACCGCGCGCAACCAGTTGCAGACCATCAACGCGCTGGAGACGGCGCGGCAGGCGTGGCGCGCGCAAGGCGGCCAGGAAGGCGCCATGGGGCCGCTGCAATCGTCCATCGTGGGGTCCATGCAAGCCTTCGGCCTGGATCCGCGCGCGCTGGGCCTGCCTGCCGATGCCTCACCGGCGCAGATGATCGAAGCCATGACGCGGAGCATGGCGATTGGCAATGTTGCGCATGGCGCCGGCCAGCCCGGCGTGCCGGCCAGCAATTTCAGCGAAGCCGACCGTAATTTTACCGTGGGCATGTCCGCCAACCTGCGCAACACGCCCGCGGCCAACGATTTTCTGATTGAGGTGGCGCGCGCGAACGCCAACCGCGCGGTTGAAATGGAGAACCGCTGGAACGCTGCGGCGGCGCGTGGCGTGTCGCCCAACCAGTTCTTGGCCGAGTGGAACCAGTACACGCACGACCACCCGATATTCGACGCGGAGGCGCGGGGGTTCTGGCGCGATGATCCCAGCACGGCCGTGCAGCGCATGCGCGAGGCTGAGGCCGCGCGCGCCACACCAGCACCGGCGACGGCAGCGCCGCTACCAGTCGCGCCGCCGCTAACCCGCGGCGCAGCGGCCGCCGCGACTCCGGCTCCGCTCCCGGCGCCGGGCACGGCACCCGCCGCAGCGGCGGCCGCACCCTTCGCACCCGTGGCGCCTGTGGCGCCTGCGCCTGCGCCTGCACCTGCACCTGCGATGCAGCCGCCGCCGCAGCGCGGCTCGAGTCCGCAGGTGGCGTTGCCGCCGGGACCGCAGGAGATTGCGCGCATGACGCCGCAGCAAATCGGCATGCTCAGCGATGAGCGGCTGCGCGCGCTGGGCGCTAGCTGGGATCTGCTGTCGGCGGATCAGAAAGCGGCGGTGACCGAGGCCGCTCGCGCGCGCGTCGCGGCGCGCCGCGCCAACGCCGCGAGGCCACAGCAATGAGCGGCGGCGGGCCTCCGCAGGACGTGGCGGACCTGTTGAGCGCGCTGGCGCCTGCGCCACCGCCGCCGCCGCCAGCACCTGACGCGCCGCCGCCGCGCGCGGCGCCAGATGATCCCAACGCGCCCACGTGGCTGGAGCGCCACGGTGTGCCGCGCAACATCGCGCAGGTTCTCTCCTACGGCGCGCGCGGCATGGCCGGGGCGGGCGATCTGATGGCCGCCCCCGGCAATTGGATTGCACGCAATGTGCTGGACCCCACGGTGGGCCGGCTGTTTGGGCCGATTGTGGACGCCATCAACCCGCCGGCTCCGCCAACCCTGTCCGAATTGGTCACCGGGCAGCAGCCGGCAATGACCGCGCTTGAGGCGGCGCAGAATCAGCCCAGCCTCACGGGCGTGGCGCGCGACATTGGCCTGACGGACCATGCGTCGCTTGCGCCGCGCACCAACTTTGAGCGCTATCTGACGCAGGGTGCGGAAGGTGCCGGCGGCGCGCTGGCGATGGCGCCGATCATGCCCGGCGGCCCGATTGCCCAAATCGGACGTTCGTTGTTCGCCGGTGCCGGCAGCGGCGCCGGTGGCGAGCTTGGCGCGCAGCTTTGGACCGCGCACCCCGATGCCGGGCGGCTGATCGGCGGCCTCATCGGCGGCATTCCCGGCAGCATGGCCTATTCGGCGCTGGAGCGTGGCGCTGGCGCGCTGACCAATGCCGGCGACGTGTTGCAAGCCTCGCGCACCGCGGGCGTGCCGATCCGCATGGTGGGCGACGCGTCCGGCGACGCGACCATGCAGGCGCTGCAAAACACCGCGGAGCGCACCATCGGCGGCGCTGGCCGCGTGCAGGCGGCCGCGAATCAGACGCTCCAGGATTTTCAAACCTCGCTGGGCCGCGCGATGGATGACCTGGGGACCGCGCGCACGCCGCAGCAAGCCGGGCAGGTGGCGCAGGACGTGGCCGCCAACTGGCTGACCGATTGGCGCAGCGCGGCGCGCACCGCGTGGAATCGCGTCACCAACATCCTGCCGGACAACACGCCCATAGACCTGACGCGCACGCGCGCCGCGATCAATCAGCTTGGCCAGCGCATGAGCGATGTTCCGGACGTGGCGGCCGCGATGCAGGGGGATCAATTCTCCCGACTGCGCGACGCCATCAACGCATCGCCGCAGCAATGGCGCTCGCAAAGCGTCAGCACGCTCCGCTCCCTGGTGGGCGAGTTGATCGATAGCAGCAACCTGGGCGGCAACATTCCGCAGGCGGAGCTTCGCCAGCTTTACGGCGCGCTGAGCGATGACATTCGCGGCGCCGTGGCGATGCGTCCCGGCGGCCTCCAGGCGTGGCAAACCGCCAACGCCATCACGCGCGGCGGCCATGACGTGGTGGACCGGATCATAAACAACCTCATTGAACGCACGCCATCCGGCGCGAACGCCATCCGGCCGGAGAACGCGTTCCAGTGGATCACGCAGAACATCACGCAGCGCGGCGGTGGCTCGCGGCTGGCGGACGTGCAACGCCTGATGGAGTCGCAGCAGCCGGGCAGCTTCGGGAACATCGGCTCCGCGGTGCTGGAGCCGGCATCCACCGCGATGGCCAACACACGCAGCCCCACCTCGCTGCTGACGTTGCTGGGCAACCGCACCGCGTCCCTGTCGCCGGAGGCGCGCGACGTGCTTTTCGGTGCCGGCGGCCCGACGCGCGCACGCCTGGAGGCGCTGTCAACCCTTGCTGACCGCATGACGGCCACCGCGCGGCTGGGCAATCCCAGCGGTACCGCGGGCGTGGGCAACAATATCGCGTGGCTCAACGCCATGGGCCGCCTCATGGGCAATATCGGCGGCTACGCTCTAGGCGATACGACCGCGGGACTCGGTGGTGCGGTGGGTGAGGCGCTGGCGCCGCCGGTCATGGGCAACATCGTGGGCCGTTTCGCCACCAACCCGATAATGGCGCGCCTCGCGGCCGCGCCGTCATCGATGAGCCCAACGGCGCGGACGTTCGTCAACCCGGCGCTGACTGGCGCTAGTGGCGTGCCGGTAGGTGGCAGTTTGATCCAGCAACAGTTGCTGCGCGCGGCGCTGAGCCCCGGCGCGCGCGCGCTGCTGCTGCCCGGTCCATCAGCCGGTAGGTCACCATGAGCGGAAACAGCGTGGACGCGGCGCCCAGGAACACGATCAGGAGCGCCACCAGGAGCCAAGCCTGCGGCTTGTCCGGCATGGTGTGGCCGGCGCCGAAAAAGAAAGCTTCCACCGTGAGGAACCACGGAACGGCCACGATGGCGTGCCACCAGCGCCAATGTGAGTCAAACCACGCGCGCACGCTGATCTGCTGCCCAGCCGGGCGCACCGTGCCAAGCGCAAAGATCGAAATAAACACTATCCACGGTATGAATACGTCCATCACCCATTTTACCCCGTCGCCGGGGAAATAGGCAACACCATGGCAGGCAATGGCGTCACGCTCTATGCGCTCACTCCCAGCGGCAACAAGGTGGCGTTTGCCAGCGGCATTGACTGGCGGGAAAACATCTACTTGCCCAACCAGATCAATGACAACGTGGTGCAGATCATGGCCGATCTGCGCACCCTGGTTAACCAGATTGCCACCGGTTTTGTGGAGCTAGGGGACACGGACGGCACCTACACACCCACCTATATCGCCGCGAACCAATTCCGGATCGATGGCGCGGACGTGTCCGCCTATTACAAGGTGGGCATGCGCGTGCGCGCGGTGGCGCCCACGCCCGGCACGATCAGCGGCACCATCAGCGCGGTTGCCTACACCGCGCCCAACACGCTGGTGACGGTGACCTGGGACAGCACCGCCCTGAGCAACGAGGCCATCACCGCTATCATGATCGGCCTGGGCAGCGGCCCCGGCGGTGGTGCATCCGCGACCGGACCGAATCCGCCGGTCTTCACGGCATGCCGGATCGACGCCGTCTCGACTTCTATCGTGCGATTGAGCCGCTACAATGGCTACCTGCTGACCATCGACAACGTGCCGCAGCCGATCCCGGCTGCCGGTGTGGACCTCGGGCTGACCGGCTTGTCGGCCAACAACCAGTACAACGTCTACGCCTACATGAGTGCCGGCGGCACGATGGCGCTGGAAGGCTCACAAACGGCCGTGGGCACTGATCCGCGCAATGGTCTGTCCATCAAGAGCGGGGACCCGACGCGCAGCTTCGTCGGCTGGGTCTACATCGACGCCGGCCCGGTCTTCATGTGGTCGGCCGGCCGGCGCGGCGTGGTGAGCAATTATAACACGATACTCGGTTTGGAGTATTCGTCGATCAGCAGCGTATCGACCAACAGCACGACGCCGGTGGCGCTTGGTAGTCCGTCGATCTGGATCCTGTGCTCGCCCCGGCTGCCGGTGCGCCTCACGTCGGGTATCGTCGGCGCCCCCAACGTGGCGAACAATTGGATCAGCACACAGCCTTACTACTACGTGAGCAGTTGGAGCGGCATTGGCCCGACCATTTCCGTTTACGCAACGATCAACGGCGGCAATTTGCAGTGCTCGCCTCAGGCGTCGCTGAACGCGGGTGCGCAGGTCATCGGGTTCAACGTCTTCGGCTGGGTCAATTCCAACGCCTACAGCGGTATTTTCGTGGGCGGGTTTTGGGTCGAGTACCCCTACTAGGAGACCATCATGCCAGACTTCAAGATCGGACCGAACTTCGCCGACGAGGTAAGAGCCGCCGGCATCGACATGGACGGCTGGGCGTGGAACATCGTCACCGGCGAGGTGACGTTCAACGACGACGTGCCGCAGGAAACGCGCGACGGCGTTGCCGCGGTCTATGCCAAGCATGATCCAACTAAGCCGCGCGCTGACGACGGGATCACGCACGGCGACGTGGGCGCCGCGGGCCGGCGATGAAACCCATCCTCGTCATCGACTTCGATGGCGTGCTCCACTCCTACGCCAGCGGCTGGAAAGGCGTCACCACCATCCCGGACCCGCCGGTGCCCGGCGCTCTGGACTTTCTTGCGCGCGCCGTGGCGTGCTTTGACGTGCAGATTTTCTCCAGCCGCTCCAACCAGCACCGCGGCATCCCCGCCATGCAGGACTGGCTCAAGTGGCATGCCACGCGCGGCCGCCAGGAGCCGCCGGAGTGGCTGGAGGCCATCGGCTGGCCCACGGACAAACCGGCCGCGTTCGTCACCCTGGATGACCGCGCGGTGACGTTCAACGGCGTGTGGCCGGACCTGGAGGAGCTTGCCGCGTTCCGCACATGGCAGCGCAGATAGGAGGCGCCATGCTGGTTGAATTGCTGTTTCTCATCATCGTTCTGATTCTGCTGATCTACCTGCTGCAACTCCTGGCGCCCGGCATGGATCCAACGCTGTATCGGATTTGTGTCGCGGTGGCGGTGGTGATAATCATCGTGTGGTTGCTGGACGCCATGGGCGTGGCCGGCGGCCCGCATTTCCGGCTGCTGCGGTGAGGATCGCGGCGGCCGCGCTGGCGCTGTTGCTGGCGGCCTGCACCGGCCCGACCATCGTCTATCACATAGCGCCGGGCGCGGTTGAGATTGAGACGATCAAGCCGCCGCTGATGCGTTTGCTGCCGGTCAGGCCGGCCATGTCAAGCCAGCAAAATCAACGATAAATCGACAAATTATAAGCCGCAGAATACGCGTTGACCCATAGGACCATCGGTCCTATAGTCCTGATCACCGAAACCGAACAAGGGCAAAAGGAGGCCCGGTTCCCCATGGTGATTGGCTCCCTCTACATGGTGCGCCACCACGTCAAAATGGCGCGCTGGTGCAACAAGGAGGCGCTGGCGTATCTGCGCCGCGAAAGCGGCCTCGCGCGCCACAACGCGGCCACCGCCGCCGACTATCGCGAATTGCGCGACGAGTACATGGAGCGCGCGCGGCAGGTGGCGAGGATTGACGGCTAGGGCCAATGGCCCTAGCTTCCTCACCCGCAAGGGCACAAGGAGGCCCAGCACATGACCCCCAAGGAATTGCGCAAGGCGCTGGAGGCGCTGGAGATAAGCCAAATCACCGCGGCGCGCTGGCTGTCGGTGGATCCGCGCACGGTGAGGCGCTGGCTGGCCGGGGATAGGAAAGTCCCCGGCATGGCGGTGGAGATGATCAGGACGTGGATCGCGGAAGGCCGCAGGGAGATTCGCAGGGAGATGGTGCGCCATGCGTAGGGAGTTTTTGCGATGCGCCGCGCGCTCCACGGCCAAGCGGCGGTGCCCGTGGGCCGCGGTGATCGCGCGCGCGGATGGCGGCTGGTGGGCGTTCGAGTCCGCCGACGACTATCGCACGTGGAAGGGCCAGCGATGAGTCAGCGCATCGCATCGGTGGTGATCGTTGGCGTGTGTCTGCTGCTGTTCCTGGCGGCATGCCTGTATCTGATGATGCTCAGCGGGGAGCCGTTGTGATGGATCAGGACGCGCTTGAGCGGGATGGCCTGGGCTTTCGCTGCCGCTGCTGCGGCATCACCGTGCTAGGCGACGCGGCGCGGCCGCTCAAGCTGTGCACCGCCTGCCAACAGGATCTTGATGACCCGGCCGGTTGGGTGAAACGGAGGACGCATGACCACGCGCGCGGAGTTTGAGGAGCAATGTGACAAGCTGGCCAAAACGCTGGCGGACAAGGGCATGCTGGTGGAGGCGGGCTTTGCCGCGTTCCAGAAATTCTTTATGCGGCCGGAGGCCAGCGTGGGCCAACTGGCGCACGCGCGCCTCGCGTTCATGGCCGGCGCGGAGCACGTCTTTACCTCCATGATGCAGATCATGGACGAAGGCACGGAGCCCACCGACGATGACTTTGAGCGCATGAACAAGCTGCACGCGGAGCTAGGGCGGTTCCGCGCGGAGTTGGAGAAACACATGGCCAAGGGGCGAGCATGAAAGCCGGACTCCCCGTCGCACCCGCACGCATCGCGCGCCGCCCGTTGGATGAGCGCGGGTTTCCGATCCCGTGGTTTGTCGCCACCGTGGACGGCAAGCCCGACTTTCGCGTGGTGGACACCGGCAAATGGCTGGAGGCCGTCAAGCACTTTCGGTGTTGGGTGTGCGGTGAGCCCATGGGCCGCAACTACGCCTTTCCAATCGGTCCCATGTGCGCGGTCAACCGCGTCACCAGCGAGCCCGGCTGTCACTTTGAATGCGCGGTGTGGAGCGCGGAGGCGTGCCCGTTCCTGTCGCAGCCGCGCATGCGGCGCAATGAACGCAACCTGCCGGACGGGATCCAGGACGCGGCGGGCTTTCCGCTGGACCGCAACCCCGGCGGCTGCGTGGTGTACGTCACGCGCAGTTTCGAGGTGTTCAAGGCGCAGAACGGCAACAGCGGCCGGCTGATCCAGCTTGGCGCGCCTGAGGGGCTGGTGTGGTTCACGGAAGGCCGCCGCGCCACGCGCGCGGAGGTGCTGGCGATGCTGGAGCGCGGCATTCCCGCGCTGCGCGAGGTGGCGGCCCAGGAGGGTGACGCGGCGCTTGCCGCGTGCGAGCGCATGTATGACGTGGCGGTGCGCACGCTGGTGCCCGCGTGAAAGCGGACCCTTCCGTGTGGATCTGGATAGGGCTGGTGACCGCGCTGACGGTGGCGCTCATGGTCCTGGTGTACGCATGAAAGACCAGGGTGCAGCGCTACAGCCGGCGTTCCGCGACGTGCTCCGCCAGTTGACCGAGACGCCCGCGGAGGAGCCCGAGAAACCGCGCCGCAAGCGCGCGGCGCCTCGCAAAAAGGCCGAAAAGGCCGATTGACAGCTAGGACCAACGGTCCTATACTCCAAAAATCGCAACCAGCAAGGGCACAAGGAGGCCCGGCTTTCGATGTTACGCACGGCACTACTTGCCGCAACCGCGGCAATCGCCATCACCAGCGGCGCGCAGGCGCGCATGGTGGGCCTTGCGTCCTACGGGACGTGGACTCTCGCGGTGCATTTCGATGACGCCAGTGGCGCATTCCAGGCTTGCACTATTCAGAACATCTACACCACCGGCCACACGCTGATCATGGCCGGTTCGCTCAACGCGCTTACGCTCACCATCGGCCATCCGTCCTGGCGGCTCAACCAGGGCTGGAACTATCCCATTGACGTGCAGATCGATAGCTTGCGCTTTCAGCCCACGCGCACCCTGGCGCTGAGCCACAACCTGATCCAGGCGGAGATTGGGCCATACGCAATCCGCCCGCTGGCCGCGGGCAATTGGATGCGCGTCCAGCCGCTCAACGTGAGCCTGTCCCTGGCGGGCTCGCGCGCCGCCATGCTGGCGCTCGCGGACTGCATCACGACTCACGGCCGCGCCAAGCCCAACGATCCCACCAACCCATGGGCAAACATATGAGCGCCCACGACAACGCGCACTATCAGGACGTGAATCACGGCTGGCCGGAGGTGATGCCAGCCTGCACGCGCCAGGAGGCTGACCGCGCCAGCCGCGCCATCGTCAGGCATTTCAAGATGGGACTAGCCGGCCCGCTGCGCGTCCGGCGCTGTTGGATCGCGGTGACGCCACCCTATGACAAGCTGAATCGCGGCTGGCGCCGGCTGGTGCACGATTGGAGCCACCGCCTATTCCGCGTGCGCAATCGCCAGCACGCGGCGACGCGGAACCGCCGGCCGCACGATCCATCCCACGTGCGGGTGGAGCGCGAGGTTATGCAATTCGTCCTGGAGCGCGGGTTTCTCAACGGCCGGCTGGCGCCCACGGTCAAGCCCAAGGTCAGGACCACGGACGCGGACAAGGTGGCGAGGATCGCGGCCGCACAGAAGCGGTGGACCACCAAACTGCGCCGCGCGGAAACGGCGCTGCGCAAGCTCAAGAAACAGGCCGCGTACTATGCGAAAAAGACGGCCGCGCAAACCGCATAGCAACGTCGCACAGCAGCGGCAGCATCAGGGGAGCCATACGGCTCCCCTTTTGCTGTCAGCGCCGCTCTAGCTGGCCTCGCGCAGCGCTAGCGCGTGCTGCATGCCGTACTGGTAATCCCGGTGCTCCCACCGCTGGGCGTAGGCGGTGAGATAGTCAAGCGCCTCCTGGGCGCGCGGCACGCCCATGGCCACCGCGGTCAGCATCACGTCGCGATAGTATGCCTCCCAATCGGAATTTGACGGCGGTGTGTCGCGCGGCGTGCCCGGCGGCACGTCAGCATAGGCGTGACCCCGGAACGTGGCCGCGTACACCTCCGCGTTTGTCATCGCCGGCTTGCCATAGCCCATTTGGCCATAGGTCACGTTGCTGCCGTCCGGGTTGAGCACGGGCTGGCCTTGCGCGTCGTAAACCAGCGCCTTGGCGCTATCCCACCAGTTATTAATCCGGTCCAGCGTGCCGCAGATGTTGCTCCCCACAATCCAGTCCCAGCGAAAATCAGGGTCCAGCACCGCGGCCGCCACGCCGGTGAGCAACCACCGCAGGTGATCCGTCCCCGTCGCCGGCATCAGCCCGCCGCGGTCCCAGGCGCGACACAGGCTGATCCAGATGATTCCCTGCATCCACGACACGCAAGCATCCTTGGTTTGCGCGTGCGTGTGCCGGAACAGCGGCAGCGGCCAACGCTCCTCACTGGTGTGGTAGCTGTCGATTGGCTCGTTGCTCAGATCCCAGCGGCCCACCACCGCGTAATTGTGCGCGGCGTTGCAGACGTTCTCCCACATGACGCGCGGCAGGTGCTGCGGCCACAGGCCAAGCTCCACCATCAAATCCTCATCATCGGGCGTGACCGCGCGCATGCAGGTGGTGGCGCGTATGTGATAGCCCATGGCGCGCTCTTGCGGGTGGCCGCTGTAGCTGCTGTCGCCGCAGTCCCATTGCCTGGGCCGCCGGTTCATGAAGCCATGCCGCAGCATCCCGTAGCCGTTGGGGTGCGGCGGTGCCGGCGCCGCCGGATCGGCGGTGCTGCCATCCTCATTGTTGCCCACGAATGGCGTGACGGCGAAATGCCACAGCGCCTCCGCGCTCAGCGTCTCAAGCGCGAGCAATTCGCCCAGCACCGCCCACAGCACGTAGGCGATATTCCCCACGTGCGCATCCTCAAGCCACTGGTTGGGCTGCGTGGGCGTGGGATCGGCGGTGGTGCCGATCAATTCGCGGCCATAGGTCCACCGGCCGTCAAACACATAGTTGAGAGGGATGGTCGCGCCCTGGCCGGTGGTGGTGGTTTCGTCCGGCCGGTGAAACCCGTCCGTGTCCTGGGCGCGGAGGTAAAAGGCCAAGCCCTGGCGCAGATCCAGGACGTTGCGCAGCATCTGCCAGCCACCCTTGCTGAGGTGGCGCATGGCGCTCAGAAAATAGTGCGGCTCCTGGCCTATGTCGGGATTGTCGCCGGGCGATCCCTGTGACGTGGAGTAGGGGCCAAGCCAGCCGGTGGGGTGGCCGTTCGCGTCGCGGCACACCGGGAAAGCTTCGTCCGGGATGTTGTCGAAAACCGCCATGTTGGGCGGGCCAGGGTCAACGCCGTCAATGTAGCGCATGAGCACGCGCGACTGCTGTAGCTGCAACCACGCGCCTTGGTCATCGTCGCCGGTCCAATCGAGCGGCAGCACCCACGCGTCCACCGCCTGCGGCCCGATGCGGTGCACCCAACGGCCATAGGGATAATGGCCGTCCACGCGGCGCTGATACGACTCAAGGCCCAGCGTGATCGCTGCATCGTAGCTGCGCGTCTTGGGTCCGGTTTCGGCAAAGTCCGGCGCCGTGTGCTGGCCCGCCTTGCTCCACCCGTTTTCAAACACCACGGTGGCGCCCACCGTCCCGTCATGCCAAATCCGCTGGTGGACGTAGGCGCGCAAGCCGCCGGGAAAATCCAGCCGGTGGCGCTGTTCCTCCACCTCCAGCCCGGCGCGGAAGATCACCGTGGATGCGAGCGTGCCGGCCGCGCCATCCACGGTGACGTGGACCACCAGACCGGGCGCAATGTCGCGGCCGCGGCGGCGGCGCTTGCGGCCGGCGGCTTGCTCACCGCTGACGATATAAAGGCCGCTGTCCGTATCCGCGCGCGCTAGCGTAAAGCTGCGCACCCAGCCGTCATCATCGGTGCAGACGTGATCGGCCTGGGCGAGAAATTCACCGATCCAGACATTCCCCAACGTCCTGAGCTTGCCCGGCGGCAGGTTGACGCGCTGGCTGATATGGCCCGTGGCCGGCAGCTTGATCGCGCACAGATCCACCAGCGTGCCGGGCTCCGGCGGCTCCGGGTCCGGAGGCTCCGGCTCCGTGCCGGCCTCTTGCTCCAGCGCGGTCACGCGCTCGCCTAGCGTCTCCAACTCGTCGTCAAGATCCTCCACGTTTGCCACCACCTCATCCACCACGTTGGTCAGGTGGGTTGTCTGCGCCTCCAGCGCGCCGGTGCGATTCTCCACCGCCTCCATGCGGTCATCGGTGAGATTGGCGCGCGTCTCCAGCGTGCTCACGCGCTCCGCCAGCGCGTCAAACTCCTCGCGCGTGACGGTCTGTCCTGGGGGTGTCGTGGGCTTCGCCATGATCAGATTCCCTCCGAAACTTCGTTGACGCGCATCTGGCGCGCGGGATCGCACGGTGGCACGCATTCATAGGCGTGCTGGTGGTGGCGGCTGAGCAGCGTGTTTTCCTCAAACACGTTGTCCACGCAAAGCTGGCTGATGCCTTCCTCGCCCAGCGAGTCGTAGCCGGTGACGCAGGTTTGCCAGCCGTTCTCAAAGCACGTGTTGTATTTGACCCGGTTGTGGTTGGCGCCGCGAAACAGGACGATGCCGGAATTGTTCGCGGGCTCCTCGCTCATGCCGCGGCCGTTGCGATAGCAGCGGTTGCCGTACACGTCGATCCGCTCCGTAAGCTCCACCATGATTCCGCTGTTGGTGTTGTTCCGGCAGATGTTGTTCAACGCGCGCACGGAGCCGTGATCGGGCGAGTCGATCCACAGGCCGCAGCCCTTGGCGATGTTGTGCACGCCATCGTTATGCTGCGCGCTGTTGCCGTTCTCCTCGCACGTGTTGTGCTCCAGCACGCAGTTGGATCCGCCGTACACGCCAAAGATTTTGATCCCGGCGGTGTAGTTGAGATTCAAATCGCCGGCGGGTGCGTGCTCATCAAGGCAACAGCGGCGCACGTAGTTATAGGAGCACACCAGATTGCGCTCCGTGGTCAGGCTGATCCCCATGCCGCCGCAGTTGTAGGCTTGGACGGTTTCAATCCGGCTGTCGGGGTTGGCACCGTAGAGTCGCGAAAGCTGGATCCCGTGCCAGCCGCAATCCGCCACGATCATCTCCGCGACGTGGCACGCGGGCGCGTTGCTGATCACCAGCCCATTGCGCCGGCCGCCTAGCTGGAGGTGGCGCAGCGCCAGCCAGGGCTTGGATAGCTCCAGGCTGCAAAAGCTGTCCTTGTGCTGCGCCTCCAGCCACGGATAGGGCGCTTCGGGGTTGCCGTAGCAGGTGAGCGTGATCGGTGCGCCCTGGTGGCCGCCCTGGACGAAACTGACGTTCCATTCCGTCCGAAACTCATCGCCGCGCCGCAGGCGGATCACGTCGCCGGGCAAAAACGGATAGCTGCTGATCTTGCCGGGATCGCGCCACGGGTGAGCCTCATCCGTGCCGCTGTTGGCGTCATTGCCTTCGCAGGAGATGTAGTAGGTGGTCAAAACGCACCTCCCTTGTGGGGTATGGGGCTGGTGAAATGGGGGATTGACGGCCTAGGACCATTGGTCCTATGCTGGCGGCCATACCACTCAGGGGATTGGCCGCTATGACCGTCTATTTTGAGAAAGCCCGCGACCGCTGGCGCCATGACTTTGAGATGCGCGGGGAGCGGTACCAGGGCTATGCGATGCAGGTGGACGCGCCCACGGAATACGCCAAGGGTGAGCGGCAGGCGCAGGCGTGGCAGGAACAGGTGCGCGCGCGGGCGCGCCTGATGCCGGGCGCGGCCAAGGCCGTCAAGGCGGCGCCGGGCGTGTATACGCTGGCGCATGCGTTCTCCGCCTTCGGCACCACGCGCCGGCAGCTTGATAGCTGGAAAGAGATGGAACGGCACATTGCGGCCGCGCTGGAGTTTTTCGGACCCGCGGCGCCGGCCGCGTCCATCGATAAGGGATGGTGCAACCGCTGGATTGAGAAAATGCAGGCCACCGCGTGCCGCACCTACGTGGGCGGGCCGGGCAGCGGTGAGGCCAAGGGGGAGTCGTTCAAGGCGCAGGCGCGCATGCGCAGCGCGGGCACGATCAATCGCTATTTGAACACGCTGCGCGCGGCGCTCAACGAGGCGCACGAAAGCCGCGACCCGCTGACCAACCTCCCGCTGATCCCGGCCAGGGCGGACGTTCCGCGCCTGCGCGAGACGGAGCGCCAGCCGCGCCCGGTGCCGGACGCGGTGCTGGCCAAGCTGGTTTATCACGCGACGCGCACCGCGCCGCACGTCGCGGACGCGGCCATGCTGATGCGCTACACCGGCATGCGCTCCGCGGAGACTTTCGGCCTGACCGTCTCGCACGTGGATCTGGAGGCCGCCATCATCTGGCTGCGCGGCGAGGAGACGAAGGGGAACCGGGACGAAGCCATTCCGATTCCGCGGCAGGCGGTGGTGCTGGTGGAGCGGCTGGTGGCGCAGGCTGAGGAGCGCGGCACGCCGTATCTGTTTGCCTACCGGCCGCGCGGCGAGGCCGCCACGTGGCAGCGCATCGCGCGGCCCAAACGCGCGTGGGCGACGGCATGCAAGGCGGCCGGTGTCACGTTCCGCATGCACGACATTAAGGCGAGCTTCGTCACGGACGTGGGCCGGCGCGCCAGCGCTGCGACCACGCGCAGCCTTGCGCGGCACAAGTCCGCCACGACTACCGCGCGTTATCTGGCGGTGATCGACATGGACCGGCGCGCCGCCGCCGATGGCGTTGCCTTCATGGAGTCCCCCACGGTTTCCCCCACGGGCAAAAAGCGGGTGAAAGCGCGCCGGCCGTCCGGCGCGTGAGTTATCCCTGGGAAATGGGCCTAAGTTGGTGGCGCGCCCTGCCGGACTTGAACCGGCGACCCACAGCTTAGAAGGACGTGGGTTGATGCGAAAAGCCTTGAAAATCAAGGGTTGAGACGAGGCGAAAAGGGCCGATTGTGGGGGAAATTCACAGAGAGTCCCCCACGGTTTCCCCCACGGGTTTTTACGCGGAAACAACCGCATTGTGTTTCCGCGCAATGGCCGGGCCGCGGTCATTGCGGCCACCGCGGATTGATCCGGTGCAGATCCGGCTCCTGCGTCTCAACAATGCCCAGCCCGCTGCGCAACACCTGGGCGGCCAATTCCGGGTCCGCGAGGTTTGAGACAAGCATGACTTTCGTCATGTCGCGGCGCCGGCCCTTGCCGGGCTCACAGATCAGCATGACAAAGCGGGAGTCATCGTGGCCGGCTTGCTTGGCCAGCAACATCTCAATTTCCGCGACCAAGGCCACCGGGTCAGACATTGCGGACTCCCAACTTGCGCAGGTGGGCGATTGCCTCCTTATAGGAGGCGGTGGTGGTCACCGGCGATGCTTGCGTGGCCGTCGCCGCGCGGCCCTTGCCGGGCTTGCGCATGCGCTCCTGATAGGCGCGCACCGAGTCAGCGAAGATGCGAAGCCCGCGCTTGCCGATCCCGTGCGCCTCAAGCTGTCCGGCGCGCACCAGATCGCGCACCGTGTGCCCGTCGCAATCGAGCGTCGCGGCGACGCGCTTGACGCGCCAGGACGGCCGGCTGGCGGCGGCGGCCTCAATCTCCGTGGGCGTGCTGGCGAGGCGCAGCGGCGGCCGCCGCGTCATGGCGCGGCCCGCCTGTTCCACCGCGTCACCGCCTCCCTGATAGCGTCGCCGCGGGTTGGCTGGAACGTGTCGCCGTCCGCCACCTCAGATCCGAACGCATTTATTTCCTGGCCGCGTGACCCGCAATCCAGGCACCGAACCACAACCGTGGTGCGTCCGTGAATCTCCGGCAGGCCGCCGCAGAACGGGCACGCAAGCAAGCCGCTCATGACGCCAACTCCTCGCGCGCGGCGGCAATCGCGGCGTTGATGATAATCATTCGTTCGTGGTCCGCGTGGTTGGCCTTGGCCTCGTCGCGATAGCGTTGCTCCACGATGGCGCGCAGATCGCCCGCGCTGAGCACCGCGAAGCCGGCGGTGGCGACGCGGAACACCTCGCGCCAGGGCGGCGCCTCCGCGGCACCGTTGGCCGGCGGCGGCAGGCGCGCGAAGCCGCCAAAGGCGCGCTCCATCATGTGAGCGCCGCCATGGCGCTCCAGGTGGCGGAGATGCGAAAGCGCGAGATAGATCCCGCGCATGTTTTCGGCCACGGTGAGATAGCGGTCCTGCGCGATCACCATGGACCGCTCGCGCATCTGGAAATACACGGCCACGCCGGGATCGGGAATGTTGCGCAGCGCGTCATCGCTGCGCGGCTGGCCATCGATGCGCAGACCGAGATTGCAGGACACCACGCACGACTTTGCGCCTAGCTTTTCAATCTCGCGGTACAGATCGCGGCGGCCCTGATCGAAAGAAACCCCGAAGCGGGGATGATAGCGGCGGGCGGCGGGGGTGCGTGGCCAGCCTTCGGGCCACGCCAGGGGAAACGCGGTGGTCATGATCCCTCCCCGGTGTCCGGCAGGGAAACGCGCTGCGGAAGGCGCGCTTGTCGGTGCCCCTATCCCTGCCGAACCTCGCTTAGGCTGCGTGCGCGGCGGCTGCCGCCTTGCGCGCCAATTCGATCTGGCAGCCGGTGAAAATCCCGTGCAGCCGATCCGCCGCGGTGCGGCCACCCTTGCCGCCGCTGCCCAGCGCCAGCAACGCGTCCTTGTTGTCCTGGCGGATGGCCACTAGCTCCTCCTCATCCTGCGCGGCCATGTAAGCCTCTTTCATCGCGGCGCACCAACCTTGCCAGTCCGTGGCGTTGTCCCTGACGCCCACCGCGATCCGGTGGGGATAGGCGCTAGGATCCTCATGCACGCTAGGATCCTCATGCACCTCGCCCGTGGTCGCGTCATAGGTGGTGCCGGTGGCGGGATCGGTGGCCGTGGCGGCGGCGGCCTTGGCGGCCGCGTCGGTCACGTCCTTGTGCTCCACGTCCACCGCCGTGTCCTTGCCGCCGTTGCCTTCGGGCTTGCCGGCAAAATCGTCCAGATCGCCGGCCGGCGTGCGCGTGGGCGTCACGTCCTTGAGCGCGCGCTTACCGTTGCCGTTGCCGTTGCCGTTGGGCGGTGGATCCATGTCCGCGCTTTCCTCCGGCGTGTAGAAGCCCGCGACCACGCCGGGGAACACGGTGCGGATGGCCTCAGAGATGACGCGCGAGCGCAGCATGGCGCGCGGATACTGGCGCCAGTTGTCCTTGCCGGCCAACTGCGCCTGTTGCGCCATTTCGATGGTCCATTCCATCTCAATCTCGCCACCCTGCGGGTGCGAGAACACGCCGGACACGCGCTTGTCGGTCAGGCACGTCCATTTGACGCGGCCGCCCGCGGCCTGGAACCGCGCCAGCATCGCGTCCGCCTTGAGGCTTGGGCGGCCCTGGATAATGTGAAAGTCGCGCGCGGCGATAGCCGGGTGCAGACCCTCCGCCTGCGCCACCAGCATCAGCGCAATGGCCTGATCCTGAGTCCGGATCCCGAACAGCCCGGACTTGGCGATAGCGTTGCCCATGCGCTCCAGATCGGAATAGGGCACCAGGGCGGGGAGGTTACTTGACTGAGTCATCGAGCGAATCCTTTTCTGCGGTAATGCGAAGCTGGCGCACGTCCTGCGCCGGCACGGTGTATTCCTTGCGGTGATGCGATGCGTAGGTGATGACCCAACCCGGCAGGACGGCACGCTGGGCGCTGCCGATCTTGACTCGGATTGAGTCATTTATCTCCTTGAGGCGCTTTTCGGCGGCCCTGAGCGAGACGCGTTCCGCGAGGAGCGCCGGCAATTCGTTGTCGCCGGTCAGATCGATGGTGCGGCCATCGTCGCGCGGGAACAACTTCACCAGCGTTTCACGGTCAGCCGGCATGGTGGGCGGCGGTGTCTCACCGCGATCCACCGCACCCCAAAAGGCGACCACACCCGCGCGCAGCTTGGCCTCCGCCTTGGCGTTGCGCGGCACATGGAACGTGTACAAGTCCAAGGCGCGATTCATCACCATGACCGCGAGGCAACCCCACGCGGCACCGGTCACCATCATCTGTGCGGATACCTGGAGCGTGTACGCGAGCGGCGGCGCGCCGTTGTACGCCACCCATTGCTCCGGGCTCATGGTCTTGCAGTCCATGACCCCGAAGCCGGGCCGCTCCGGATCACCGATGAAATAATCCGGGGTGCAACCCAGGCGCAGCGCGGGGAGGCGCCAGTAATCGGTGGCCTTGCGTAGGTCACCATATTCCGGGTGCTCCTCCTTGAACGCGGCGGCCACGCCGGGCTCCATGATGCGCCCGCGGCGCATCGCGGGGTTGTCTCCCTCGTCGCCATCAAGCCGCGTCTTGCTGAGGTACACCTGCAAGCGGGTGCGGAAGGGGTGCAGATCGAACAGCGCCGCCACCTCGCTGGCCGTCACGTCATTGCGGCGCATCTCCAGCCAGCCGGCGCGGTTGGTGATCAGGTGGCGTTCCGGGGTTTCGGTGATCATCACGCGTACTCCCGTTCCGCCTGGATCATTTCGTATTCGTGGATGCAATCGGCGCACATGCCGTTGTCCACCTCACCGTCCATGAGGATGCGGCCGCAATCGCAGCAGGTGGGAGGCTCCGGCGCGTCCGCGCGAAACTCCTCCTCCCACTCCTCAAGCTCCGCGGCCGCGTTGACCGTGACGCAGCCCTTGCCGCCGCAATCCGGGCAGCCGCCCGCGTCCCAAACATAGGGATCGTTGCCGCCGTGCTTGGAACGCCACAGGCGCCCCTCGCCACCGCACGGCTCGCATTCCATCGTCATCCGTGGGGTGCTCATCTTAACCTTGCTCATCATGCCGGGCCTCCTTTGCCCTTGCGTTGATAGGCGGACTATAGGACCAATGGTCCTATGGTGTCAACTACGCCGCGTGCTCCACGCCAAGCGTTGCCCAGCCCATGGCCTCCACCCGGCGCGTGTCGTGCTCCTCCAGGTAAGCATCCACGGCCGCGATTGCCGCGCGAAAATCATCGCCGTGGAAAATCAGCGGCATGCCCTTGTTGAGGTGCAGGACCACGTTGACCGCGGCGCGCGTCGGGTGCGACGGCCACACGCTGGAGGAAATGAAGCTGAAAGCCTCGCCCAGCGCCGCCTCACAGCGGCCAGCCAAGCCGGCCAACTCCTCGCGGGTCTGGTTGAGGCCATCGGTGATCAGGCCGTGGTTGCGCAGCGCCGCCACGATATGGCGGGCGTGGTGATGGAACGTCACGCCCATATCGTGGTGGCTGTCCATGCAGTCCGCGATAAGGTCAATCGTGTCTGCGTCGGTCCAATCGGTGGGGGTGATAGTGCTGGTCATTGCTGGTGCTCCTGGCGACGGTTGGTGATGGCAGCGACGAAAGACGGGCGGCCATCGATGAGCGCCACGGCCTCAAGGAGGCGCTGGCGCGCATGCGCGAGATACGCGGCGACGGCGGCGGAGCCGTTGGGCTCAGCCTGGGCGACGCGTGCGCGCGCAATCCATTCGGCAGCACCTAGGACGCGAGAAAGCGCGGTTTCAATGGCCGCGGGATCCGGTGACGACTTGTAGGGTTGCATGGTGATGGCGTCTCCGCTGACGACGGGGACGAATATCACCCTTATCACCGGTTCTCGCAAGCCCTAAAGGCGACAACTAGACGGTTCCGTCACACGGAATTTTGGCGGTAACGGGAACCGATCCCCGCAGCCTGTCAATCACATGGCGGTGAAATGGAGGAAATGAGAGATTGCATATACGTTCGTATATCTGCAAAGCTTGTGTCACCGCGCGGCGGAGCGCGGGAACACAGCGCAAGGGTTTAAGCGTTAATGCAAAGCAACCCGCTGGGGAATGCGGGGAGCATGGGGAGTAAGCCGAATGTCGCCTACTGAATTTCTATTCAGTCTCGCGGCGCGTGTCGCAAAAGAGGTGCCCGAGATGCTTGAGCACCCTTTGATCCGCCAGAAAGCCTTTATCTAGATCTTGAGCAATCTGCTGTCGGGCCGCCGCTACTACAGCCAACACCCTACCGATCAGCGCCGCTCGCCCGAGCCGGTGAGAGGCCGGCGGCGGCATCACTGATCAGCACGGCAAGTTCCAGGGCTTTGGCCTGAATCTGAGCCTCGCGGTCATCGTCCGGCATGGTGGCGCTTTCCGGTTGGGGAGTAGTGCCAACGTGTTGCGACGTGATCAGCGTGGTGGGGATGAGGTGATGGATCGATGAGCCAGTATCAAGCTCATGCGGCAGCACGCCAAGCGCCTGGGCAAGCTGTATGCGCTTGCGTCCCGGCATGTCCCGTTCGCCCGTCTCATAGCGGTGGATCGTTTGCGCATTGATGCCGGAGCGGCGCGCTAGCTCCGCCAGGGACCAGCCCTTGGCGTTGCGACGCTCGCGCAGGCGATTGGGGAGGGACTTGGGTAGCGGCTCCTTGCGAGGCCGCCCCGTCTGGCTGTGAGTTGTCTGCATCATTTCGGATGATTGCGGATTCGCATCCTCACCGCCAGATGCCTGGAGGTGATAAGGGCGATGCTTAGTATCCCCGTGTGTCATGTGCGCAACCTTGCGCCTGCACGCAGTATGGTGATATAGGTAAGCACCGTCAACACCTCGCTACCGGACACGCCAATGCCGTCACTCGCATCCACGTCCGCGGAGCACCCGCTGGCCGCGTGGAGACGCCGCAGGGGGCTAACGCTCGCGGCGCTGGGCGCTAGGATTAAACAGAATGCTCAGAGCCTGAGCCGTTATGAGCATGGGGAGCGGATGCCGCCCCCACACGTCCGCAAACTGATCAAATCCGTCACCAGAGGCGCGGTTCCTGAGGACGATGAATTTTGGATCCGGGCCAAAATGCGTGCGCTGGAAAACCGGGTATCGCGCAAGGCGGCGCGGGCGTTCGCCGCGCGTCAGATGATAGAGCACAGCATGGCGCTAGCGGCCCTGGTGACGGAGCGGCGCAGCCGGCGGCGCATCAAGCGCGCGGAGGCTAACGGAAAGTCGCGCAGGTGAGCGCGCCACCGCTGCGCGCGCCGCGTCGCACCCAATCGGATGAGGTGCACGCCCGCGGCTGGCTGACCCACAAGGCCGCGCATGACCTTGATGAGCTTAAATTTTCCATGCCGTCCAAGTCCGGCAGCCAAATCATTGAGCTTGCGCTGGCGCAGTTGCTCAACCGGCTGCTGTCCGAATGAAACGGGTCTATCGCGCGGGCTTGCGTGGCCGGGTGATCGCGCTGGCCGATAGGGGCTTTGACGTGGCGGTGATTGCGAGGGTGGTGGTCGCGGATCCCACCTACGTGCGCGCGACGCTCCGGCGCGCGGGCTTTCACAGAATCGTGAGGTGGATCCGGGCGGCGCCGCCGCCGCTGCCCTTGGTCAAGGAGCACGCGGCATGACGGACACGGTGGAGCGGATCCGCAAGCTGTTGGCGCTCGCGGGAAACAATCCCAGCCGCGCGGAGGCCCAGGCCGCATGGGACAAGGCGCAGGCGCTCATCGCGCAGCGCGCCAAGCAACGCCGGCCGGTGACGGACGCGGAGCTTGCGGAGTGGTTCGTGGACGCGGCCGCACCATGCCCGTGGGTGATCCTCGTCAGCCGCAATCTGGTGGGCCGCGAGTATCCGGTGGTGGCAGCCGCGGACATGCTCACGCGCAACAAGCAGGAGCAGATACTGCCAACGTGGCGCATGATGCAGGTGCCGCTGCGGTACCGCAGCCTGGAGCCCAGCGAAATATTGGACGCCTGCTACGACGGCAGAATCGCGTGGCGCTCCGTGAGCGCCGCGACGTGACCGCGCGCTGTTGCTCCCGCTCCGGCGCGCGTGGTGTCGGGTCACGCGCGATCCCGGCACCAGCCGGCGGCCCGCCGGCCGCCGGCACCTATCCCTGGAGGAAACGATAATGAACGATGCCGCAGAACAAGCCGCACCGGCGCCCGTGCTCAACACCGACACGCTGTTTGGTGACTTGCGCGACGCGATTCTGATGCGCCTCAAGGCGATGCCGAAACCGTGGACGGTGATGAGCGAAACCGAGCAATACAACATGATCGCGGGCGTGGAGCGCGCGACGGAACACCTGATCAGCGCGGCCGTCCACCTGATCGCGGCCAACGGCCACCCGGTGATCCGCGCCAAGCTGGACTCGCTGTCGTGCAAGGACGGGATAAAGGCCGCGGTGGCGCTCAGCCGCCACGATGCGCAGCGCCATCAGTTGATGGACGCGGTGGGCAAGCCGGTGCTCCTGGTGGTCGCGGACCCGGACGCGTTCATGGGTGCGAAGGCGGAGGCCAAGCCCGATCCGCAGCAGCCGCCGTTGCCCATGGGCGAGGGTGACAACGTGGCGCCGCTCAAGCCGCGCGATTGACCCCGGCGCTGACGTGGACGGCAGCCAGCAACGTGAGGAGTGGATTCCGGCGGACACCCCACCGCTGCCGGACGTGCTGGTGCGCGTCAAGTTTCGCGGCCGCAGCGGCTGGGCCTATGAGCCGGCGGCGCTCTATCGCCGCGAGGTGGACGGCACGTGGTGGCTGCGCTGCATCACCGCCAGCAAGCGCAAGTCGTGGCGGCGCTGCATCGGTGAGCCGACTCACTGGCGGCTGCCGTGAGCAATCGGCTGGACCTTACGCTTGTCCATGAGGTGCAGCGCGCGCCGCTCGCGCTGGTGATCAGCAACCTGATCAGCACGCTGGTGGCGCGGCGCCACGCGCTGGGCATGAGCCAAGCGACGCTGGCGCACAAGCTCCGCACGCCGCAACCCCACCTGTGCCAACTGGAGGTGCAGCACAAGCAACCCACGCTGCCCATGCTGGTGACCTGGGCGCATGTGCTGGGATTCCACGTGCGGCTGATCGGCACCGGCCGCCGGCTGCCGCGCCGTCCAACGTGGCGGTGACACATGGCCAACGCATCATCACGATTCTGGTGGAACGATTACGCCGCGGATCCGGGCTTGCGCGCGTGCTCCCTTTCGGCGCAAGGTTTTTGGATGCGGCTGCTGTGTCTCGCTGCTGAGGCGCAGCCGCCGGGATACGTGCTGATCAACGGCCGCGCGCCATCGGCGGAGGAGTTGGCCAGGATCTGCGGCACCAGCACGCAGGTGGCCGGCAAGCTCCTGGGGGAGCTAGAGCGGAATGGAGTCTCATCCCGGACGGAGGCCGGGGTGATCTACAATAGGAGAATGGTCCGCGATGCCGGAGTGTCCGGCAAGCGGGCAGAAGCCGGGACGAAGGGCGCGCGAGCGACGTGGGGAGGCGGTGACGATCCGATTTTGCCATGGCAAAACGATGGCAAATCGGATGGCAAAGGCGATAGCAAACCGGATGGCAAGCCGGAAACTTTTGCCATGCCGGTTGCCATGCCCCCCGAGGATTCCGGTTCCGGTTCCGATTCCGGAGTCCAATCCCCTGAATCTATAAAAAATTCTGAGTTGTTACGGTCCCCGCGCGAGGAACGCGCGGGCGGAACGCGGCCCGCGGAGGCGCCTGCGGAGGCTCCGCGCATGCGTTCGATGCGTAGCGCTGGAGGCCCTGACTGGAGCCTGCCGGAAGTACGTCACCAAGCGTGGGTGACGGCAGCGCTGGCGACTGTGCGGCGCGCGCTGCCGCAGGATCAGGCCACCGCGCTGATCGCGCGGTTTCTGGACAACGATCCTAGCGCCAAGGAAGAAATTGAAAGGCTGGTGCACCGCGAGAAACAGCAGCGAGGTGCCTCATGACGCACGCGTTGACGCTGACCAGTTGGGATCTATTCGGCAAGGCCATGGGCAACGGCCGGAATATCCCCGATCTGACGGACGATGAGTTTCGCGAGTGGCAGCACCAGAACGGCGAGCTATTCCTGACGCGCCTGGGCGCGTGGAAGCGCATGGGCAGCACGTATGCGGCGGCGCAGGATCTGCGCGCCGCGCGGACATACGGCGCGATCATGGCGGTGCTGGAGGAGCACCTAGCGCGCAAGCGCGACCAAGCGCGCATGCGCTTTCACACGGACGTGGACGCGTGATCCTCGCGTCCTGGACGGCGCTGGACGCCACGGAACGCGTCGCGCGCTGCCGCGCGCTCGCGGCGCTGGTGCGTGTGTTCGCCGGGCCGGCGGCCGCGGAGCTTGCGGCGCTGCTGCGCAAGGCGGAGGCGGATCCGGAATTTCTCGCGACGGCGGACGCGGCGCTGGCGGCGCTGCCCACGCGCGCGATGCGCAATGCCCTATCAACCCTAGCGGAGACGCTGCCATGAGCGAGCCGAAAGACCAGCCCGAAATTTGCCTGACCGCGCCGGAGATGATCGAAGGTTCGTTGTGCGGATCGCACCGCCACGTTGATAACATCATCAACAAAAGCGCGACGGATGCGCCCGCGGATTGGGGTTGGCAGCGCGACGTGGAAGGCGCGTTGACGGAGCGCGCGCTGTGCAAGTACCTGGGCCTCTATCACCACGGCGCGTATGCGTACCGCACCGCGGATGTATCGGGCCGTATCCAGGTGCGATCATCGCCGCGCGCGGATGCGTGCCTCATCGTGCACCGGCCGGGCAAGGGCTGGAACCTGGACAGCCCGGATGATGCGTTTGTGCTGATCACCGGCGTGAATGGCGTGTACCGGATTCGCGGCTGGCTGCCGGGCCGGGCGGCGCAGGTGGAGCAATATTGGATGGACAAGGCGGGCAACGGACGCCCGGCGTATTTCGTGCCGCAGGCGGCGCTCCTGCCAATCAGCACGCTGCCCGCACACCTCGCGGAGCCTGTGGAGTAGGGGAGAGGCCCAAGAACGCTTGTACGGGCTCCCTACGCCGATTGGTGATGTGGTATCACCGTAAATAGTCACCCTTGCGGATGGCCTCCAGGTTGTCCAGGACAGCATCCACGGCGGTGTCGATTCCTTCATGGAGCGCGAGGCGCAGCGGCTCCGCCCTGGCAGGTGCGACACCAACCGCGACGATCACCGCCCTGATCAGCAGGATTGTGGACCAATCAGCCGCCGACACCCCGGCCGCCTCCGCTTGCTCCGTCGCGCGGTTGAGCGAGCGGAGAAAATCGGGGATGACGGCCGGCTTGGGCTTGGCCATCAGCCGCGCCGCAGCAGATCCAGCACCAGCGCCGCCATGATGACGAAGGCGGCCACGGCAAGGGCTATGTCCCACGGGCCGGCATTGAAGGGGTCCGGGATCATGTCGTCATAGGGAAAGCGCCTGTCCATGCTGGGCTCCCTCAGTTGGGCTTGCCGCGGTTGGCCTCAGCCTCCGCGCGGCATTCCGCCGTGGTCTGCACCAGCCGGCCGCTCAGATCGGCAAACAGGCGCATCGCCGGAATCTCGCCCGCGCTCAGTAACTCCATGAAGCCGCACACCTCCCACAGCACGATGGCGGAAAACACATAAGGGCTGAGGCCATCGGCCTGGGCTTGGCGCGCGCAGGCGTTGAACGCCTCGCGCAGCGCTGGCGATACTTGGGCCGGATCGGGCTTGATCACGTGGCATCGTCTCCGTACAGGACGCGCATGCGCTCGCGGTAGGCATCGCCATAGGGATCATGGTGCCGATCCGGACCAAGATCGCGCAGCACCATGGCAACCTCCGCCAGGATCAAATCCAGCGCGGCCGCAAGGCCGGACGAGTCCGGCTCCTGCCCGCGCACGCGCGTGATGTTGGTAGCCAGCCGGTCAAGCCGCTCGCGCGGGCTCATTGCCACACCTCAGCCTCGCGCAGCAGCCGGCACAGCGTGGCGCTGTGGATGCGCCACTGGCGTGCCATCTCCGCGTCGCCAGCGCTGGCGGCGCGCATGTGGCAATCCAGCGCATCCGCGGCAAGGCTCAGCAGCGCCGTGCGCACCGCGCGGGACATGAACAATTCCGCCTGTTGCTGTGCTGCAATCATGGTTGTGGCTCCCTCACCCAAGCGCGCACCTGGGCCGCCACTGTGACCGGGATCCGCAAACGCCCGGCCAGCCACCGGCGCATAGTGCGCAAATCCACCCCCAAGCGCCGCGCGGCCTCACCCTGCGTGAGCCCAAGCTGCGCCAGCAATCCCCGGAATTGTGCTGCGGTCAACCCGCCTTCCTCGCACGGATCGGCACGATTTTGGCGGAGCCCCGCGCCACCGGCAGCAAGTCATAGCCCAGCGACGAAAACACCGCCGCCACCGTGGCGAATTGCGGGCGGCGCGTCTTGCCGTTGAACCACTCATGAAGGCATGCCGTGCTGACGCCGCTTTCCTGAGAGATACGGCTGTATGACCAGCCGGAATCCTCAATTGCCGTGCGGCAGCGATCAATAACCGGGTCTTTCTCCTCAAACGAATAGCTTTTGTACAGCTTGAGCATGCTCATGACTGCGGCGCTCCCACGTGACGGCGCACGATGACATACAGGCCAAACTCAGGCCGTTCCACCATTCCCTCGCGCAGCATGATGGTCAGGAAATTGTTGACCCGCTTGGGATCCATGCCGACTTTCAGCGCAATATCCACGGGACGCATCGGCTGATCGCTCATGTGTTGCAGGATCATGTTACGCGAGCGTGTATCCTTGGGCAGGCCAGGACCACCGCGGGGCTTGCGCTTGACCGGCGCGCGCGCGGTCAGCATCGGGACGGACGGCGGCTGTGGGGTTTCTGTCGCCGCTGCATCGCCGGTGATAACCGCCTCCGCCTCCGGTGTCACCGGTGTCACCTGGACGTTGTGCACGCCGTGCGCCTCAAGGCCGCGCAACAGGTGCCAAAGGCCGCCTTCGTCCCTCACCAAACAGCTTACGTGGAGTAGGTGCGTTCCGCGTCGCATGCTGGCCACCTCCCTTTGCAGCAATAAAAAAGGCTAGGGCGCGAAGCCCTAGCCCGTCAATCACCTATTTCACCAGCGCCTATCTGTGGCGCTGCGCGTCGCTTGTGTCAGGCGCCAGCCACACCGTGATAACGGCGCCGTGACAGGGTGCGGGTTTCCAGATCCGGGCCAAGCAAGCCCGCGTCATGTAGTTCGTAAAACCCGCGAAAGGCGCCGTCCGTGACCAGCCGGCCGGCGCGGTTGAATAGGCAATAACGCCAAGCCGGAGCCACGCCACACAGCGACGGCGCGCCCTGGCGTTCGCAGATAAACTCACCGCCATTGCGGAGGATAGAGAGGACCGCCTGCGCCATCGGGGAAAGCTTTGCCGCGATCCGGATGGCGCGGCCAGCGTCAAGCTCACGCTGCGTGATGCCGTAAATCCAGCGGCGCGCCCCCTTCGTGGAGCGCGTGGTGGTGTGCTGGAACAGGCGCGCCGTCTCGGTTCCCTCCAGCACCGTGCCGGTGATGTAGCTGTGGCCGGCGTTGTCGGTCATCTCGCGCAGATCCCCAAGCGTTTCCACGCCATAGGGCTGCATCTCAAAAACGAAGGTTTCGGGGAGCTTCAAAGCCATGTCTGCCGGGCCTCCTGTGCCCTTGCTGGTGATAGTCTGGTGATGATGGTGATATGGGTGACGGGTGTCAAGCGGGGGCTTACGCCCCCGCCTCACGTTCAGCCCTGACCCGGCTGGCGGTTCAGGGCACGCAGGCGGCGCTGCGCCGCCGCCTTGGTGGTGTACCGGTCAACGCACCGCACGATGGCGCCGGCAGCGTCGAGGCGCACGATTGCCCACGGCCGGGCCGCGTCGTGCATTGCCAGCTTGGTGGTGGCGGTGTTGATCACTGTGAGGGTCATGTCTGCCGGGCCTCCTGTGCCCTTGCTGTTGACGGGCTGAGACTAGGGCCAATGGTCCTAGCTGTCAAGTGGTGATAATCAGGCGGCGGCCCGCA